CACGTAGACGTCTGCTTCTGTTCCCTCGCTGTTAAAGTAGAGTATGGGCTTATCACTGCCAATTTTATGTAAAAATTTGAACGCTTCAACAGCTTGAGAAATACCAAAAGCAGACTTACCAGCATTAGTGTCAGCAGAAACAAGCACAAACTGACCTTTAACAACACTACCAAGAGAAGCTTGCAAGCTCGGAATAAAATAAGGAATCCCTCCAGACTTGTCAAGCACATTGAAGTCAATATTGTCAATAGTGAAGCAATCATTATCATTCTCCTGAATTATTTGACCTTGTTTTGTCCTATATTCTTCAAGTATAGTTGATATTTCTTCAATGTCAAATGTTTTTTTAGCACTTTTGTTAATTTCTTCTAAAGTTTGTTTCTGCATCAAACCTAGTAGTGATGTCTCTACTTCTTGTTTATCAGCTTTATCTATAGCGGGAATAACATAATCACGATAATAAGTTATATCCTCATTATCTAAATCATCGTTATGCCAAGATTGGGCGAATTGTGTGTAGAACAGTTTGAAATCAATTTCTTTGTGTTCACTATATAATTTAAAATACTTCTCAAAATCTTTCAGTAACACCCCCGTCGCTTCATATATTCGTTTAGTGTTTATTGACTCGTTATAAGTCTCGAAGTTAAATCTATTTGACATAGCTTTTAGTAGAGCTGTCTCTATAGCTATGTCTTTTTGACTAATCTCTTGTCTCTCCATCTCACTCTCCCAAAAATCTATTTTTTATCTTTAGTCACAGTATAAACAAAAGCGTTATAGTTAAAACTTGGGTAAATACCGAACATTGTATTATACCTCAGTCTACCCTCCACCATTTTAGCCATGTTATTAAAAACTTCGTACGCATCCGCTTCAGTAACTTTCTCTACTTCCACAGTCTTACCAATACATTCCGGCATTTCAGAGTAATACGAGCGTATAAATACATTCGGATGTGAGCCTGTGTGTAGTGACATATAGTTTTCACCCATAGCTCTCCAAAATTTATCCATCCCGCACAGGCTGTATCCTGCTTTATGGGCTAATAACATACCCACCATGTCCGCGTGGTACTCGTCTTCAGCTTTATGTCCATCAGACATTGTGTGTCCTAGTATTACATGTCCGAATTCATGGCCAATAATTACAGCTAATTGATCCTTATTCTGTACAAACTCTAACATACCTGCCGTAACTTGCATTACGTGGTAATCAACAACTTGTTCGCGCGGTATATGCTCATCAACTATCGGATATAATTTATATGTTAGTAAAACAACTACTACCACCCACAGTTTTAAAAATAATCTATGTTGTCTTTTCATTTATATAGCTCTCCATCTCTTTAGGACTGTAATGTTTTGGATCTTCAATACTCTTAATATTAGTTATAGACCAACCCGCACTGTAACGCAAGGGAAATCTACGCATTTTATCTTTTATTTTGTAATTTAGTTGTTTTGTAATGTTCTTCACTCCTTTTTCTCCCGCTTCGTCACCATCTAACCACAAAGTTATATTCGTGTAATTATCTAACAACTCATCAACATGAGATCTATCTAAATAAGTGCCAAACAAACACCAAACGTCAGCGTACTCTGACACTCTTATAGCAGATATGTAATCTTCTACTAATATAACCCGCTTATTACCACTGTTTATTTTATAGGGTTGTTTAGTCCCGATACCTAACACTCTCTTGTTTGGAAAAAACCTTCTTGTAACAAAAACTATCTCGTTATTTTTAATAACAGGTAGTAGTAAGCTGTCACCCCAGTCCCCAACGTCTTTAACATACCCGATTCTATGTTTTCTTATTAACTTATCATATACATAGTAAGAATATAACCATTTGAGTACACTAGGGCTGAATTCATTAGTGTTTCTCGTATGCTTCGGTACATACATGTCTTTTGCCATGTTGATAGTTATCAACGCTGCTTTACCCATCACAGCCATTCTATGCCCATCAAAACTCTTTGATATACCGCAGCTAAAGCACTTATAGCCGTCAACATATTCAGCATAACAGCCTGTGTTGTGTCCCCCGTCGCAGTGCGGGCACACTCCTATACTTACTAAATTGCTCACCACCCACTCCTTATTTACTTAACTTAAGTCCAAGATAACCACCAACACCCACAATTAAGGTATAGCTTACCGTCTTTAGTGATGATGATATAACTCCAAGCACCTGAATTAACTCTGCAAACTGTATAGGTTCCATTATTCCCACTCCTTATTCAATTTAATAATCTCTGCCATTCCCAAATAGGCCGCTCTCACTGCTCTATAATCTAATTGTAGCATCTCACAATCTAATTGCAAGCCACCACCAGAAATATATTCATAATCTAAATCAATCAACCCTGTTTCCATCACTGCCGTTAACAACCGCACTTCACCGTGACATTTTGGGGGAAACTTAGACAAAGACATTTTTAGTATGCCGGGAGCATCTTTTTTAGTGCTGTAAAAATATCTATGAATCATCCTCTTATGTGATTTAAGCATATCATTCCCCTCTTATTATTTATGTAATTTTAGTTGTGTGTGTATCATTATTATATTGGCAGCAATGTGGGCAGTGTGTGGAAATCTGCTTTCTCTATCAGTTGGTCCTACAAACAATATCTTTAAAAAGTGTCTAGCAGCTGCATCTAATAATAAGTTTACGTCTATCTCTTCTCTATAAGACTCAAATTTATATTTACCGCTGTTTAATGCTTGTGCTCTCACACCTATTAAGTTGTCCATGGTTTTCTCGTCAGACAATAAACGCATAACTTCGTAACACCCAGATTTAGCTACACTAGTATCATCTAACTCAACACCCCTAACTATAGTACCTAGAGCAGTGCCTAGAGCTTCGTAATTCTCGTCCATAGTAGCAGCTATATCAGATAGAAAACAGTACCTAGCGTCCTCAGTTTTGCCGTGTGTCTCTTTTAGCTGCTGTTTAGCATCTATGTAAGTTCCTACGGGACATAAACCACCCAGTTTCTCCACTGTCACCTCTAGACGTTCATTTCTGTGTGGGTCACCTATTGTCACATCTAAATTATGCGTACTATCAGAATTCTTTTTAAGTTCTAATTGTCTATGCTTCTCTGCTTCTGCTTGTTTATATAAGTGTTTACTATAATGTCCCATATCTCT